CTACCGAATCCCGGTGGTCGCATGAGCCTCGCGAACGGAGGGCGTGTGACGTCGCAGGAGCAGCGACCTGCGACGTTCCGCGATCGTCTCGTCGTCGCGCTCGACACCGTGGACGGCCTCACCGCCTACCCGACAGCCCCGGACCAGGCGACTGCAGGAGCCGCGTGGCCGAAGTGGATCGAGACCACCTACGACGGGGATCTCTGCACCCTGGCGCGCGACACGTACGAGGTCGTCGTGACCCTGCCCGGGGCCTACGCGAAGACCACGGTCGACCAGGGCGACGGCTTCCGCGACGTCGTCGCGTTCGCGCTGATCCCGATCGCGCGAGTCACCTTCGCGGAACCCATCCAGATCACATTCAACGATCGTCAGACGATGCCCGGTCTCCGGTTCCGCGTCGTCCTGAGATGAGAGGCAACGGACGATGACTGCACCCACGGAGGAGACGTTCGCGCTAGGCCCGGGCGTCCTGAAGATCGGCACGACGGGGACCGAGATCGACGTCTCCTGCCTCGTCAACAACGCGGTCATCTCCGCGTCCAAGGACCAGGGCGACTCGCAGACGAAGTTGTGCGGGACCGTGAAGGTGCCCAAGCCCGTCTACACGTACGAACTCGGCGGGAACATGGACACCGACATTGCTGACGCAGCCGGGTTCTTCGCGCTGTCGCAGACCGCAGCCGGGACCGAGCAGTCGTTCACGTTCACCCCATCGACGGAGGCAGGCACCGTCGCGACGGGCAAGGTCATCATCGACCCGCTCGACTTCGGCGGTGACGAGACCGGCGAGACCATGACGTCCGACTTCACGTACACCGTCGTCGGAGCGCCCGTCTACACGTTCGGCGGCGGCGTCGTCCTCGCGGCAGCAGGAGCGACGCAGGAGCAGCGCGAACTGGAGACGAGCGGCAGCGCGAAGGGCTCGGCCAAGAAGTGACGAAGGCCTCGCGCGTCGAGGTCGACGGGGCGGACATGCTCGCGTCGACGATGCACCGCGCGGCGGGCGAGATCGAGGAACTGGACCAGGCTCAGCAGGCAGCCGGACGTCTCGTCGAGCAGCGTGCGAGATCTGGCGCACCTCGCCTGACGGGAGATCTCTCGCGCTCCATCCGCGCGTCCGTGACAGGGACTGAGGTCCACGTCTCGTCCGACCTCCCGCGCTACCCCGGGGTCCAGGAGTACGGCAGCACTCACACGCCAGCGCACCCGTACATGCGGCCCGCGCTCGGCAACTCATCCACTCAGATCGTCGCGCTGTACGAGATCGACGTGCAGCGCGCACTAGGCAAGGTGAAGGGCGCGTGATGGGAGACCAGCGACTGACCAGCCCACGGCTGCGGATCGTCCGCGACGGGCACGAGCCCGTCGAGGTGCAGACCGACAACCGGGACATGATCCTGTGGGAGCGCACCCGACTCCGACACAAGTGGCCGAAGTTCGACGAGGCCCCGTTCGTGTGGATGACCTTCCTCGGCTGGGCTGCTGCTCGACGGACAGGCGCGATCGAGACGTCCCTGACCTACGAGATGTGGGAGTCCGACGTCCTGGGCATCGAGACGGTCAGCGCGGAGGACACCAGCGAGATCGGGGTCCCTACCGAGCCGGGAGCAGATCCCGGCTGATCGTCGAGGTCGCGATCGCGACACAGACCGCACCCCGCGACTGGTGGGAGGAGTCGGACGAGGTGATCGCGACAGCGCTCGACGTGCTCGACAAGCAGGCGAAGCAGATCAAGCAGGCCAGCCGTAAGCGGAGGTGACGACATGGGCATGGGTGCAGCGACAGCGGAACTCGTCGTCAAGATCGTCACCGACGCATCCGGCGCGACCAAGGACCTGGACGCCACCGCCAAGAAGGTCGGCGGCTTCCAGTCGGGTCTGTCGAAGGCGGCTGCTCCTGCTGCTGCTGCCCTGCTCGCCGTCGGTGCTGCTGCCGTCTCTGCTGCCAAGGCCGCTGCTGAGGATGAGCAGGCGCAAGCGATCCTCGCCAACACCATGCAGAAGACGACCGGCGCGTCTGACTCGCAGATCAAGGCGATGGAGGACTACATCTCCGCCATGTCGCTGGCGACGGGAGTCGCTGACGACGAACTACGCCCTGCGATGGGGAACCTCCTCCGCGCGACCGGTGACGCCGCGAAGTCGCAGGAGGCCATGACGATCGCGATGGACGTCGCTGCTGCGACAGGGAAGTCTGTCGAGCAGGTCTCCCAGGCCATGGCGAAGGGCTACGGCGGGTCCGCGTCGTCGCTCAAGAAGTTGGTGCCGTCGCTCGACGAGGCGACCGTGGCGTCCGGCGACATGGACGCGATCATGAAGGAACTCGCCGAGACCACAGGCGGGGCTGCAGCCGCGTCCGCTGACACTGCCGCAGGCAAGATGGCGATCTTCCAGAACGCGATGGGCGAGGCTCAGGAGGAGGCAGGCTCCGCGCTGATCCCGATCCTGACCACGCTCGCGGAGGTGCTGGTCGACGTCGCGAAGTGGATCGGTGAGAACACGACCGTCTTCCTCATCATCGCCGGGGTCATCGCCACCGTCGCGGCAGCGATCCTCGTCCTCAACGTCGCCGTCGGGGTCTACACAGCCGTCACGACTATCGCTGCGTCCACAACCCTCATGGCCTGGGCTGCTGCGCTCGGACCGATCCTGCTCGTCATCGCGGTCGTCCTCCTCGTCGTCGGAGCCGTCGTCCTGCTGTGGAAGAAGTCGGAGACCTTCCGCACGATCGTCCTCGCCGTGTGGGGCGCGGTGAAGACAGCAATCGACGCGGTCATCACCACCGTCCAGAACCTGATCGGCAAGATCGCGGCGATCCGCGTGCCGGGGTTCATCGCCGAGGCGTTCGAGACGATCCGGAGCGCCGTCGAGCGTGCCTGGAACTGGATCGGGAACCTCATCACCAAGATCACGAACATCCATGTCCCTGGGCTGATCGCAGGAGCCTTCGACACGATCCGCAGCGCCGTCGAGCGCGCGTGGAACTGGGTCGGCAACCTCATCACGAAGATCACGAACATCTCGGTCCCTGGGGTCATCTCCAACGCGTTCGACCAGATCCGCACAGCCGTCGAGCACGCCGTCACCTGGGTCGGGAACCTGATCCAGAAGATCGGGCAGATCTCCGTCCCCGGCACGATCTCCGGAGCCTTCGCCACCGTGAAGGGTGCGATCGACGGGGTCATCTCAGCAGTCCAGAACCTCATCTCGTGGCTCGGGCGGATCAAGGTCCCGCAGATCAACCTGCCGGGTCCGTTCATGGCTCCTGCTGCGCCCGCGAGCGCATCGACTGCCGTGTTCGCTGCGCCGTCCGTCGCTTCACCACGGGCAGCGACAGCGAGCAGCAGCGCACCCGGGCCGACCTTCATCATCAACGGCGCGATCGACCCTGAGGCGACCGCGCGGCAGATCCAGCGGATCCTGCGCGGGCACGATCGACGGGTCGGGCTCTCATGATCGGGGAGCACACCGTCGTCGCGTACACCGACCCGAACGCTGCGGGCTGGGGCTTCCCCATGTTCTCCAACTCGTACTTCGACACCGACCTGACGGGCTGGGCGACGGGACCCTTCGACGAGCCGTGGATCTGGGCGTCGCAGTCGATCTACCTCAGCAGCCCGACAGGCAACGGCTCATCGTTCAACCGAACGGAGGCAGCGACGATCAGTCGCCCCGCGAACGTCGCCGCGTACCGCATCCGGATTGCCGTCAACCTGTCGCGTCCCGCCGACGTGTTCGTCTACCTGTTCTTCGGCAAGACCCGCATAGGTGCAGCGGTTGGGCCGTTCTGGCGTCCCGCCGAGTCCACCGAGCAGTGGGGCGCGTACTCACTGCCTGCAGGGCAGAGCACGTTTGAGGTCGTCTTCGACCAGTCGCGTCCCGGCTACAACCCTGGCCCGGAGTACATCTACCTGGGCTCTGCCTGCCTCGTCCTCCACGACACCGACAACGTCCCGTTCACGGCACACGTGTCGTCGCTGGAGACGCACTACCGGACCGTCGGCGACGCGGTGGATCTCTCCTGCCTGGTCGATCAGGTGTCGATCGCACATGGGCGCGGAGATCCGAGCGGGCAGCCGGAAGCCTCCTCCGCGACGATCGACTTCACCGCGACGCGCGATGAGCCGCTGCCGCCACAGGTCGACATTGGGTCCGTCGTCGTCGTGTCCACGCTGACCCCGGAAGGAGGCTCGACCCGCTTCACGGGGCGCGTCACTGACATTGCCCTCGGCTGGGATGACGCAGGAGTAGAGACGCCGGACGCCGGGGTCGGGCAGATCATCGCCGTGTCTGTGCTCGCAGATCTCGGACGACGGGTCGTCGGCTCTGAGCCGTGGCCCGTGGAACTCGACGGAGCGCGGATCTCACGCGTCGCGGACCTGGCAGGCATGCCGCTTGATGCCCGCTGGTCTGATCCCGGCACCGTGTCCATCCTCGCGCGTGACGTCGATGCACAGCAGGCGCTCGACGTCATGCATGGCGTAGCGGAGTCTGCAGGCGGCATCGTCTGGGACACACGCGACGGGGACGTCAGATATGCGGACGCAGATCATCGACGCGGGATCGCTCCGTCGCTGGTGCTGGACGCCTGCGACGTGCTCGTCACCCCGAGGTGGCTCCGGAACCTCGCGGGGCTGGTGAACAGGATCTCTATCGGCTACGGCCTCGCGCCGGACGGCGGCGAACAACCGCAACTCGTCGCGGAGGACACCGCGTCGATCACGAAGTACGGGCGCTACGGACTGTCCGTCACCACGGAACTCGCTGCCCTTGCGGATGCACAAGCCATGTCGCAGCTGGTCATAGTCCGCAACTCCTCTCCGGTGTGGAACATGAACGCGCTGCCTGTCGACGTCGAGTCGCTGTCGCAGGACGAGACGACAGCACTGCTCAGCCTCGACATGCACGCGCTCGTGACCCTGACCGGCCTGCCCGCGATCGGGAGCGCACCGACGTCCGCGAACCTGTGGGTCGAGGGCTGGACGGAACGCCTCGCAGCAGGAGTCCACGAGTTCGAGATGTACGTGTCCGGCTACTGCCGCACGAGCCCTCCTCCCCGCTGGGACGACCTCGACCCGACCTGGACCTGGAACACCGCGCCTGCCGACCTCACCTGGAACGACACCACCTGCCTAGGACCGCCCACCGACACCGGCAGGTGGGCAGACGTGCCGTCGAGCCTCCGGTGGGACGACCTCACCACCACCACCTGGGACCAGTGGACCACCACTCCTGACGTCCTCGCGACGGCCCCGATCCCGATCACCGTAGGAGGCTGACATGGCAGGCACGACAACGAACGGACTGCCGTACCCCACCGGCACCGACCGAGTCGCGGACGGAGACAACGCGATCCAGGCGCTCGCGGAGAAGGTCGACAGGGACACAGGGCTCGGCGCGTGGAAGACGTACACGCCGACCATGACCGGTTGGACAATCGGTGGGGGGAGCGTGTCGGGGCGATACGCGCAGCACGGCCGAACGGTTCACTTCCGCATCCTGGCCGTCCTGGGTGCCGGGTTTACTGCCCCGGCAACCGCGATGTCATTCGCCCTGCCCCTGCCTATCCAAGCAATCACCGGCAGTGCCAACGGTAAGTTTCAGGTGCTCGCCCAAGCGGTCCTAACGGACGTCGGGTCACAGAACTACACCGTGATGGCCCTTCCGGGCCTGAACACGGTGTCCGTCTACCTCCCCGGCCCTAGCGGGGGGGCGTCGGTTCCGTCGTCAACGCAGCCGTTCGTGTGGGTGGCGGGTGACTTCATCGAGGTGTCCGGCACCTACGAGACGACCGCCAACCCGGCCCTCCTGAGTGCCGTTCTGGACCGACTGAACGACGACGACCCGGACGCGACCCCGCTGCCCGGTGAGACACCACAACCGAAGGAGAACGACGCATGAGTGAGCAGGACGAGCGCCGCAAGGTGACTGAGACCCACGAGGAGACGACGACGCGGGAGACCGAGACGGAGGCTCCCGTCGAGACGGAGGAGGAACTAGGTGGGCAGGAGGAGGACAGCGACGATGACGACGAACCCGACGGATCTCCCGCAGGAGCCTGACGCGCCGGACCTCGACCTCATCGTGCGTGCTGCTGAACGGCTTCGCGCGATCATCACCGATCCCGACCGATCCCGGCAGGACAAGCGCCACGCGGTGGATGCCCTGGGAAGCGTCCTGGCGCGTCTGAAGCGGTCGATCCGATGACTGCCCCGTCCGGTGACGCCGCGCTCGCGAACGCGCGTGCCGTGGACTCGTACGACGTCGGCTACTGCCAGAAGTACGTCCGCGAGGCATGGCGCATCGGAGCCCTGTACGGCAGCGCGATCGACGCGTGGCACGGAGCAGTGAAGCGACACCCGGGCGACCGGAGCGTGCCCACGGGCGCGCCCATGTTCTACAGCGGCGGGCAGTACGGCCATGTCGTGATCGACGCGAAGAGCAACCCGATCCGCTCGACGGACTGCCCGTCAGCAGGGCGCGTGTCGGAGACGGACATTGACTGGCCCGTCCGCAACTGGGGCTGCACGTACCTCGGCTGGACGGAGGACCTGAACGGCGTAGATCTCCCGCTGGGAGGAGGAGAGGACGAGATGAACGACGACGACTGGAAGCGCCTGCGGAAGATCGTGGCCGAGGAGGTAGCCGAGGGCTGGCAGACCAAGTTGCCCGTGGACAAGCCCGACGGCAGCGAGAC